TTAAAGCACATGCTTCTCAAGCAAAGAGAATCAGAGAGATAATTGCACAATACAATACTTCTGAATCTAAATTGAAAGTTCCACAAAGAATTGATACTCAAGTACGGATGCCTACTGTCCCAAAAACAAGAGGGCAACAGTCTATGATAGACAGAGCAACTAGAAACTTGAGAGAACAACAACAAAGGTGAATAAAATGAGCGAAGAAAAAAGTGTAAGACAGTTAGAAAGAGAATTAAAAGCGGCTAGAGTTAGAGAAGGTAGAGAACAAAGAAACCAAATTACTCCTAGTAGAGATTATTCTATTGGTGGTATTGACAAAGATACTACTGTTGAGAAGAAGATACCTAATGCTTCAGACATTCCTGATACAATACTACTTCCTAAGAAACAAAAAAATAGAAAGGAAAATATTCCGTTTTAAGGTGATACAATGACTTTCATGGGAGTTCTAAAAAAATCAGATGGTTCTGATATCCATGCTGATGTTTTATGGGCTTACCGAACTGCAAATAAAAATGACGATACTAGAATAAAAAGAGATGAATTGCATAAGGCAGATGCATTGTTACAAGAAATGGTGGAAGAAAATGATAAACTACGGAACATATTCAGAATGGGTTTTCTTTCAGGTAATCCTAGAGAGATAGATGCAGTTTCATTAGGAAGAAGTAAAACTAAGTTTGTGAACCAAGCAAATAACCTTCTAAAAAGTATAACATTTAATATGGATACTATGGTAATAGCATCAGTACTAAATACACTAAAAGAGGCTTTAGGAGATAGAAAGGATAAAAGTTTCCAATTTGCTAAACAACTAAAAACATTATTAGAAACTTGGGCTAAGTATGGTAATAACGCTAAGGCTAAGAATCTAATAGATGAGATGCGAAAGAATCTAGCATCTAGTGCAAAGGTAGTTCAAAGATATTTACTAGAAGGCAAGGGCAGATTAAAATCTGATATTGCAAGATTACTTATTCCTCCCAATGCAACTTTTGATGATGGTTGGTCAGATGTCAGAGAATACAATGGTAAGTCTAGTATTGATATTATGATGGACATATATCAAAATGCTAGGATACCAATCAAAAGAACAGGAGAACTTGAAGCAGGATTAAAGGAAGTGTCTATGTATTATTCTTTAGACATTGATAGATTAGTAGATGACATTACAAAATTAATTCAAACCAAAAGTGCCGACCCTGCTGAACATTATAAATTATTTTTCAATTCTGATAATATACTTAGAATAATTTACAGATTAATTCCTGATATAATTTATACTACTAATGAAGATATGGCTGAAAGTGAAATGAAAGCAGAGTTAGAAAAACAGTTTGATGCTTTAGAATACCTACTTAGAATCAATACATTAACAGGAGATTATAGCCGACTAAAAGAAAGTAGGTTAAAGAAAGTGAAAAGATTGTCTACTAAGTATAGAGGTACACCTCTAAGAATAAACAGGGATTTTCCTAATCTAGAAACCGCTTGGGAACTCTATGAAGAAGACCCTGAGAAATATGCACCTGAAGCGGTTAAGAGAAGGCAAAAAGTACCTAAGCAAGTAAAACCACAAAGTATTGGTGTTAGAGTTCCAAAAGATAAAAAGACAGGATTACCAAGATATGGACTTACTTATCCTCCTAAGAAAGAAAGGGAAGAAAAAATTGAAAGTTTAGAAGATAAGATAAATGCATATTCAAGAAAGATTGAGGAAGTCAAACCTGCTTTAACATCAGGGCAACTAGAAGAAAAAGAAAGATTGACAATGGAGAGAACTATGAATACGTTCAAGGAATTGTTATCAGAAATTGAAGGAGATGGTGATGAGGATATTGATGAAGAAATTGAAGAATATAAAAATCTCATAGAAAACTTTGACATGGACAGAGACTATACTAACAACCAAACCGGAGACTCAGTTAGTGCTGAAGAAGTTAAGGAAACGTACATTGAACATCTTCAAGATTTAGAAGAAGATAAGAAAACATTGGAAAGACTTCCAAGACAAATTGAGATATTAGAAAGAGTTCTATCAAATATGCCTAAAAGACAACAATCATTAGATGAACCCTCATCTGAAGGTGCAGAGGAGGAGTCTGCATGAGTTGGNAAGANGTGNTNAAAGATNAGAGGNTTTCTACTTCTCACCTGTGTTTATTGAAAAGNTAGATGCTAAGAAGAAAAAGAAACTAAAGAAACTTTTACAGAAGGCTCAACCAACAAATATGATGGGTGAAGACATGACCCAACTTTCAGACATAATTGAAGAACTGAAAGAAATGGACTTAGTAAAATCTGATAAGAAACTAAGTAAAACAGTAGAAGGATTTGACGAAAAGAACTTAGAGATTTTAGCATCTGCTTCTGAGTTAAGAAAGGACTACGAAACACTATTCACGCAATTGAGGAAAATGGTTTATCCTGATAATAAGAAAAAGGGTGGTAAATGAAAACTTATTGAACTACACCACTACACGAAGGAGCAGGAGTTACATGATAGACTGGAAAATAGTTTTGAGACAAAGAATTAGGGAAGACATGTTAATTGCTATGAAAGGGATACAAGAAGGTGATTCAAAATGAGTGAAGAAAATAATGAAATGCTTATGTTAATGAAAGAATTAGTTGACAAAGTAAAGGCTTTAGAACAAGCAGTTTATCATAAAGATAATCTGTTAATGAAATCGGGATTTGTTGTATATGAATCTCCTTCTCCTACTATGGATAGTAGGAATGTTGTAGGTGGAAGTACAATAAAAAAGAGTATGGACTGGGAAGACATACACAAACTAGTAAAAGATATGGAGTGATTAAAATGCCGGAAAAAGTAACATGGGAAGAAAAAGTAGTCGAATTGGCTATACTAAAAGCAAAAGAAGTATTACAAGAAGCGGAACATTTGGGTACAATAAAACTTGATGAGCCATTAACAGGTGAAGAAGTTAAAGTGAAAAGACCTAAGAAAAATCCATCAGAAGAACCTCTACCTAAGACAAATAACTTGGAAGGTAAAGAAGATAAAGTCAATGATGGAACTATGCGAAAAGCATTGAATGCAGTTGCAGATGCAGCAGAAGATTTTGTTAGAAAATACAAACCGCCAAATCCTTCTGATATGGCAGCAACAATAGATGTTCCTAGACAAAGTGTTGAAGTGGAACAATCTTTAGATGCAATATCAGAACTTGCAAGTTTGCTAAGAAACGCTGACGGAAATGAAGCAGTCAGATTAACTACTTCTCTACAACATCATATAGACAAAGTAAAGAGATTAAGGGATGTTCCTACTCGTACATAGATGAGGGGAACATGGGGAACATATGCCACAAACAGGTTTATCTTTTGAAAAAGAAACCAATACAATGACTAAGAAAGTATTGGACTTCTTTGAACGTGTTAGGTATTCCTATCTTTCAGCAAAAGAAAACCCTGATGAATATGGCGATACTTGGAAGAAAACTGTAAAGACAGTAAGAGAACAGTTTGATACTTTAGATGATTTTACTAGAGAACTTAAAACATATCTAAAGGAAGATACTGCATTTTCTGATGAAGTGTATAACCCTAAATCAAGACAGGCTAAAGAACTGTATGAAGCAATAAAGGAAATGAGATTCAAATCGGAAGAAGTAAGTGACCCTTTTTCTAAACAATTAGGAGATAAAGTAATTTCTAGTTTATTGAAAGATGAATCTCTGTTTGCTGCCTTTATTCATTATGCAATGCGTTCTCATGCAAACCCCTTACCCGATAAAGTATGGGAGTCAATGGATTTGAAACCTGATGAGATTACTAGAGATTTTATGGGTTTAGACTTAGAACCAAAAGATATCCCACTATACATTATAGAACATTATGGGAAGGAAGATGAGGATACTCGCAGAATAGAAAATAAGTTTAAGGGAGCATACAAGTTATTACAAAAATTGTTTGGTTCAGAGTATAGTGAAGATAAGTGGGATAATTTAGTTGACTTAGACATTGCTAAGAGTGATGAAGAAAAACAATCAATTGATTTCATAGTACCAAATAAACCAATGTACAGGATATTTGAGATTGATGACTTAAAAGAAATTAAAGGGCTAACAGGAGAATATATCGTACAAGAAAAGTATGATGGTATGAGAATACAACTTCACAAGTTCAATGGTAAAGTAACAATTTATTCATATAATGAAAAGGATATTACATCTAAATGTCCTGAGCAAGTTAAAGCATTAGAAAAGAAATCTTTCAATGATTGTATTTTAGATGGAGAACTGATGTTATTTATTGATGATGAGCCACTACATAGGGCAGACACAATAGCACACGTTTTCAAGAATAAGAAAGGAGGGGAACTAAGAGCGCATGTATTCGATATCATGGTTCATGAAGGAAAGAATATTGCTGACGAAACTCTAAGAGAAAGACACAATATTCTTCTTTACCAATATTCTCAACACTCATCACAGGGTCTAGCATTTCCATCCAAGAAGGATACTAGAATAGCAGATTCAATAAAAGAAGTTGAAGAATATGCTAAAGGAATCATGGAACTACCTGCTTCAGAGGGAGTAGTAATAAAGGACATAGAATCAACATACTACATTGGTGTAAAGAAAAATCCTAAGTGGATTAAGTGGAAGAAGTTTATTGACTTAGATGTAGTAGTATTAGATGATAAGAAAACAAAAAGCAACTTACATTCATACACTATGGGAGTTGGGCCAGTAAACGCTGAAACAGCGAGAAACTACAAGACTGTTGAATATGAAGACAAAGATTACTTAGAAGTAGGTAAGGCTCTTAATACAAAAGAATCAGTAAAGATTGGTAGTATTGTTAGAGTAAAGGTAGATGAAGTTAAGAAAGGAAAAGACGGTTTCAAACTATTTTCTGCTAAAGTAATAGAAATACCTGAAGTAACTCAATCGGATACTGTTGAAACGTTAGAGCAACTAGCAAGTAAAACAAAGAAATCTCTTTCTGCAATGGGATACACATTTGGAGAAAAAGTAGGTGGGATGTTTGAAGTCACATCAGGATTACAAAATCCAAGAGGTCAGACGAAAAAGGTAAAGAAAGGATATTACATTACAGACCACATACATGGAACTGCTGAGATAATACTCAAAGAAGACCTAAATGGATTTACTATTTATGGGTTTGAAGGAGATAACCTGATGCAGAAAAATGCTTTACATAACATAGATTTGTGGAAAGAACAAGTTGCTAACATAATGAAAAGTAAACGCTCTATGTTTAGATTAGCAATTAGAAATGAAATATTAGAAAGTGGTAGAGATAATCTACCTTTTAAGAAAATACTAGATTTTGTTGTAGATAAACATCAAGGAGCATTTGCAGATTTATTTGATTCAGATGACGGTAAACTAATGTCATGGATGAAACAACAAGAAGACTTAGTATATTTACACCCAAACAAGTTTACTGCTAGAGAAGACATTTTAGAGAAAGACGTTGAAGAACTAGAAAAGAAAGATAGCATGGGTAAATACAGTATAGTTCTAAGAGAAGATGATAATGTAGATTTGATTATAGATTATCAAGATGAGCGAATGGCTTGGACAATAGACATAGAAGGCGATACTGATATCTATGATTTGTTTGGTAAGTCAGGTAAGTACCCTGCTGTTGTTGCTAAGAAAATTGGTGAGTCAAAGAAAATATTAGACAAAGGCGATATAGAGTTAGGAATACAAAAAGATGGTTATCATGAATATAGGTTAGATGGTGATAAGTTTGAAACTAGAATGCATTTCAGAGTAGTACCTTTAGATGAGAAAAAGAGTTGGATAGCATGGACAGGAAAGAAACAAGAAATGTTAGAAGATAAAGAGAACCCAAATAAATGGAATATCAATGAAGACTCATATGCTGTATTAGGCTTCCCAAGCCCTAAAAAGGACTAATATTACATTTACTTAATATAGTAAGAGTAAAAACTTAGAGCCAATGTTAATGATGGAAGCACCTCTATTAAGAGCAGAATCTTCTCATCAATTTAATATTCTTAAGTCAGATAACTTAGTTATTGGAGGCTATGCTTCAATAGAGATAGTTGACAAACAAAATGATTTAATCACATTAGAAGCATTAGAAGATGCAGTAGTCAAATACATGTCTGATGAAAAATACAGAAATGTAATGTCCAATCATTCTAATGTACAAGTTGGAGAAGTTATAGAGAAATACCGTGATAGTCACGGCGTATTACATAAGACTGGTGTTGACAATGTAGGTTTCTATGTAGTTATTAAACTACGAGATGATATAGAAAAAGCAAAAGAGATATCAAGAGGTATTAGAAAAGGAACACTTCGTTCCTTTAGTATAGGTGGACAAGCCATCTCAAAGAAGCAAAAGACTTCTGATGAGTATGGTGAGTACAATGAGATAGACAGGTTGGAACTGCATGAAGTTACAATCTGCGAGAAGGGGATTAACCCCGAAGCAAAGTTCGACATTTTGAAAATGGAGGAGGAAAAAACAATGAGTGAAAAGTTGGAAAAAGCACTGGAAGAGTTGAATGACTTAATGAAACAAGTCAACAACGTTCACAGTGATATTGATGATGCCGTAACGAAGAACGCAGAGTATATGGATACTGATGCAGATGACATGGACATGGATGAAAAAGCAGACATGGAAATGGAAGAAAAAGCAGACGAAGACATGGAAGAGAAGGCTCTTGATGAAGATGAAACAAGAGAGTTCGAAGCAGGAGAAGAAGTAGTAAGTGGCGGTAAGCCTACTGCTGCACCTGCTGCACTTAACGTAGCAAAAGGATTAGAGGGAACTGATTTCTCTACTCTTGATTTGAGCGTTGAGAATGTTGAGAAGGCTTATGCTAAGTTCAAAGCAGAGAGAATGGAGTCAATGGCTTACGATTCTCTAAGCAAACAGTTTGAAGCAAGATTTGCTGAAGAACTATCCGTAAAAAAGGCTAACGCAGAAAGAGCAGAATATGATGCTCGTTCTGATGTAGCGGCTCTGAAAACAGAGTTTGCTGAACTACGCAAATCTCTAACAGAGAGAAACTCTGAAATTAGGAAGGCTCAGGAAGCAGCATTTGCTCTACCTGATGGAATGCCTACAAGCATTGAGGCGGCGGCTGAGATGTCTTGGGAAGATATACACGCATTAACAAGAGGTGATTAAGAGTGTCAGGATACATAAAAACAATGAAAGATTTAGAAGCAGCAACATACGGATATGGCGGAAACTCAGGTAACGCTCTACTCAAAGCGGGTGGAGTTGTTGGTGGTTTCGGTACACCACACGATGCTTCTTCAAACCCCTTTACTGCTGCGGCAGGACTAGGTGACTTATACAACGTTCTTTATGGACAAAAAGTTTGGTCTATGTTGAACCAAGAAGTAAACCCTCTTTCTATGATTGCAAAGAGGCCATACACATCTTCAGGTTGGAGAGTTCTAAAGAGCCGACCTATTGGTGGTAGTGGTTCACAGTTCGCTACTGGTGCTAACGCTGTAACTGCAAACATTTCGTCTGCAAACGCAGCAGCACCAAGAGCAGATACAATTGGTGGTGTTGGTGAAAACGCAGTTATTGGTACTGATATGGTAGCACTTGCTCCTGAATACACAAAACTGTATGTCAGCCCTAAGACAATTGCACATCTGTTTGAGTTCTCAGAACTTGGAATGGAACTTGCTGCAATTGATGACGGTGTTGGTGATATTCGTGCTATCGTAAGAGAAGACATGGGTAAACTACACGCTGAAGTACAGAGCAAGATGTTAGTTATGCCTCTTGAGAAATACAACGAGAACGGTACAACAGGTATTGAGAAGAACTACACTTCACTAATGAAGATAGTTTCATCTGCTGCTGAATTGGCTATGATGCAAGAAGATAACATCTTCCATAACAGTAAGAACAATGATGGTACATTTGCTCAGATTGCTGATGCTGCAACTATCTACGGTTCAACAAGAACTGTAACAGTTGGTAATACTGGTAGTAGTGGAAACTTCACATACACCGGAACTGCTTCCTTCTTAGATGCAGAAGTTGATTTCGGTGATGGATACCTAGCAGGTGATTGTAGAGTTCTAACTCTAAGCCTACTTAATGACATGATTCGTAGAA